CCGAAGAAAACGCATGGCCGAAATTGAAAGTTTGCGTTTCGCGGCCGAAAGCAGGGGGTGCGAAATAAATCGTCCCATCAATCGTCGACCTGGAGGCAGTTCAGATGGGTAAGGGCCGGAAGCCGACGCCTAAAGCAATTCTTAGTCTGCGCGGCTCTCGCGTTAGGGGTCCGCATAAGGCCGGGATCGACGCACCACCGGGCGTGCCACCGGCACCCGCGTGGCTGTCCGAGGTGGCTGCGGCTGAGTGGCACAGGATCGTGCCGATGCTTGAGGCGTCCAAGGTCATGTCGCCGCGTCACCAGCAGACGCTCGCCGCCTACTGCGACTCGTTTGCCGACATGGTGCAGGCCGACCAGGAGCTCAAGGCCAACGGCACCACGCTACTAGACGACAAAGGTAGGGTGAGCAATCACCCGGCGTGGAACAGGAAGCGTGACGCACGAAACCAGATGCTCAAGTTTGCGTCCGAGTTTGGCCTCACAGCATCTGCACTGGCGAGGGTCTCATCCGTTGACCAAGGCCCGAAGGAAGACGAAGACGACGCCCGCATGTTCGCTTGATGCCAAGGCCGCCGACATCGCCGTCCGGTTCTTCGAGGAGAATCTGACGCACAGCAAAGGCGAGCTCGGCGGCAAGGCGTTCGTGCTCGAGCAGTGGCAGAAGGATTACGTGTCGAAACTTTTCGGCACGATGAACGGCGAGGTGCGGCAGTACCGTACTAGCCTGCTGGCGATCCCTCGCAAGAACGGCAAGAGCACGCTGTGTGCTGGCATTGCGCTCAAGCTGATGTTCGACGGCGAGCCGGGGGCCGAGATCTACTCGTGTGCAGCCGACCGGGATCAGGCCCGCCTGGTCTTTGAGATGGCAAAGGTCTGCGTCGAGAACTCGCCCAAGCTGCGGAGCCGGCTGCGAGTCTTTCGCAACTCGATCGTGCGAGAGGACACGCACACGACCTACAAGGCCCTGTCCGCCGAGGCGTTCACGAAGCACGGGCTCAACGCTCACGGGATTATATTCGACGAGCTGCACGCTCAGCCCGACCGCGAGCTCTGGGACGTGATGACCACGAGCACCGGGGCCAGGCGGCAGCCGCTGTGCGTGGCGATCACCACGGCGGGCTTTGATCGCAAGAGCATCTGCTGGGAGCTTTGGCGGTACGCCCTGGCTGTGCGGGACGGGGCAATCAAAGACCCGACCTTCCTGCCCGCGATCTACGCAGCTGAGCCGGCAGATGATTGGACGGCCGAGGATACGTGGCGCAAAGCGAACCCAAACCTCGGCGTGAGCGTGAAGCTCGACGACCTCCGCGTACGGTGCAAGCGGGCACAGGACATGCCGACCGAGGAGAACACGTTCAAGCGGCTCCACTTGAATATGTGGACCGAGCAGGACACACGCTTCTTGCAAATGTCCCACTGGGCTCAGGGCGACAAGCCGTGCCCGGTGATGCTCGACGGCCGCGAGTGCTTCGCCGGCCTCGACCTTGCCACCACGTACGACACGACCTGCTTCTGCCTGCTGTTCCCGCTGGAGGATGGCACCTTCTGGGTGGAGCCGCATTTCTGGATTCCCGAAGAGAACATGCGGGACCGTGTGAAGCGGGACCGTGTGCCGTACGACGTGTGGGCGAAGGCAGGCAAGCTGCACCTGACTCCCGGCAACGTCACCGACTTCGACCAGGTGCGAGCCGACATCGTGGCTCTGTCAAAGAAATACAACATCCGACAGGTGGCGATCGACCGATGGAACGCCCACCAGATCACGGGTCAACTGCAAGGCGAGGGCATAAACGTCCTAGGATTTGGGCAGGGATACGGCTCAATGTCGAGCCCTACGGCTGCACTTGAGGCTGCCGTCGTGGGCGGCAAACTGCTGCACGGCGGGCACCCGGTGTTGGCGTGGCAGGCTGCCAGCGTGGCTGTCCAGAGCGATCACCAGGGCAACAAGAAACCATCGAAGGCCAAGAGCACTGAGCGGATCGACGGCATCGTCGCCCTGATCATGGCCCTCGGCATTCACGCGACATCGACTGCACCAGCGCCCGCACAATCCTGGGACATTATCACGCTATGAGCGAGAACGCTGCCGCCGACTTCAAAATGATCGACCTGCGTGGCATTGAGTGGCACGGGGATGGCGGCAGCCGGACGCCGTCTGGCATCCGCGTCACTGCCGACAACTCTATGGCCTGCTCGGCCTACACGGCGTGCATACGGGTCATCTCTGACGCTGTGAGCTCGTTGCCGCTCCACGTCTACGAGCGGCTGCCAAACGGCGGCAAGGCCAAGGCCCCGTCGAACCCGGTCTACCGGCTCTTGCACATGCAGCCGAACCCGTGGCAGACGGCTCAAGAGTTTCGGGATTGGATGACCGGCATGTATCTGCACTACGGCGCGTCCTACGCGGAGATCCGCCCAGGTGCTCGAGGTGCGGTCTCGGAGCTGTGGCCGCTGCACTCCTCGCGGATGGAGGCCGAGCGTCTGGAAGACGGCACGGTACGGTATCGCTACCGCGAGCCGAACGGCCGGCAGACGATTTATTCGCAGGATCAGATCTTTGCCCTGCGGTTTACGACCGAGGACGGTATCCGTCCGGTGCCGACGTACCAGCTTTTCCGCAATGCCATCGGCCTGGCCCAAGCGTTGGAGGCTCATGGTGCCACGTACTTCGGCAACGGTGCCCGGCCCGGCATTGTCCTGGAGTCTGACAACCCGATCCCGGCCGAAGCGTCGGAGCGGCTCCGGGAGCAGTGGGAGCGGATGCACCGCGGGCCGGACCGGGCACACCGCACGGCCGTGCTGCCGAACGGCGTGAAGGCCCACGAGCTCAGCGGCAGCAATGAGGCGGCGCAGTTCCTTGAGACCCGGCAGTATCAGGTCATCGAGATCTGCCGGGCGTTCCGTGTGCCGCCGCACATGATCCAAGACCTGACCCGCTCGACGTATTCGAACATCGAGGTGCAGGGGACGGAATTCGTCCAGCACTGCCTGCTGCCGCACCTGAAGCGGTGGGAGGCTGCCATCAGCCGTGACCTCATCGTGGACGACGAGCGGTACTTCGCTGAGCACAGCGTGAGCGGCCTGCTGCGTGGTGATCACGCCAGCCGGTCGGCCTACTACGTGTCGGCACTGCAAAATGGCTGGATGACGATCAACGAGATCCGCGAGCTTGAGAACCTGAACCCGATCGGGCCGGAAGGCGACAAGCACTTCGTGCAGCTGAACATGACCACGCTCGACAAGGTGGGCGAAGATCCACCGGCACCAGAGCCGATGCCCGAGCCGCCGGCCGAGGATGAGGCAAGCCCAGCCGACGACGCCGAAGACCAATCCGAGGAGGACGCTACCGATGGAAATTGAACGCCGCGACTTCGCTTTTGAGGAAGACAACGAACTGATCGTCGAGAGCCGGGCCGACGGCCGGGCTGCGATCATCGGATACGCTGCGGTCTACAACCGGCTCTCGCTCGACCTGGGCGGTTTCCGGGAGGAGATCCTGCCCGGTGCCTTCGACAAGATCCTGACCCGGCAGCGAGGCCGCCAGGACGTTGTGGCGCTATTCAACCACGACAGCAACATCGTTCTGGGCCGCACATCCAGCGGCACGCTCGAGCTCTCGTCCGACGACAAGGGCCTGCGGTACGTGGTAACGCCACCCGTGAGCCGGGCCGACGTGATGGAGCTGATCCAGCGGCGCGACGTTCGCGGCTCGTCGTTCGCGTTCACAGTCGATAAGGCTGGCGAGGGCTTCCGCCAGGGCGACGACGGCAAGGCTGTGCGGCAGATCCGCGAGGTGTCGGGACTCTACGACGTTGGTCCGGTCCTGGTGCCCGCGTACCCGAGCACGTCGGCGGGCGTGGCGATGCGTTCGTACGAGGCATGGCTGGCTGCACAGTCGCAGCCCGAGACTGTGGCCTCCGTTGTGGCCGTCCGATCACTGGCCCGTGATGCGGCAGCAGCCGCGGTTCTGAGGCTTCGCCGTGTCTGACGCACGCTGCACCTGCGGCGAAAAGTTGCGCTGCCGTTCAAGCCGTCCGGTCGGTGACGAGCGGCAGCGGTACCTGCGCTGCCCGAGGTGCGGCGCGCGTGCTGTTGCGTTTGTGAAAACAACACTTTCTGGCGTTCGCTTCTGCAAGGTACCCCGTCCCTAGTGGCACCGTGGACTCCATCGGCAATACCGCCGCAGGAGTCTCACGACACATGGACAACCTCAAGAAGCTTCAGGACGAGGCGGCTGCCCTCGCCAACCGGATCGACGCCGTGCGGGCCATTGAAGGCGACGCGGACAAGATCGCCGAGCGCGACCTCGAGCTCGAGACGCTGACGGCCGACGCCGCCAAGCTTTCCAAGAAAATCGACTTCGAGAAGAACGTGGCCGAGTCGGCCAAGAACCTGCGAGCGGTTGTCGACCGCTGCACGCCTGCCCCCGGGGTGACCGAGGAGCGGAGCGAGCAGGCCCGCGTCGAGGCGGTTCCGTTCTCCGGTCGGCTTCGTGCGTTCGGCAAGGCCGAAGACGCCTACAAGGCGGGCATGTGGTTCAAGGCGAAGAGCGGCGACGCTCACGCCAAGCGGTGGTGCGAAGACCACGGCGTCGAGGTGCGTGCCCTCGGTGGTGCGTCCGGCGGCGGGGCGAGTTTCGTGCCCGACATCCTGTCGTCTACCGTATTGCGCTTAGTCGAATCCTATTCCGCGTTCGCACAGAACGCCACGTCGATCCAGATGCCCAGCGACGTGGTGCTCTTCCCGAAGCGCACGGCGGGTAACTCGGCCGCATGGATCTCGGAGAACTCCGCGATCACTCCGGCCGATCCCAACGCCACCCAGGTGACCGTGACAGCCAAGAAACTGGCGGCGGCCGTGGTCATCTCGTCCGAGCTGCTTCAGGACTCGATCGTGTCGATCGCCGACTGGGTGGCTGCGGAGCTGGCCCTCGGCATCAGCAACGCCGTGGAAACGGCCGCGTGGCTCGGCAACCCGAGCAACGCTCCGGGTGTCGCGGGTATCGTCACCTCGTACGCTGGCGGTCTGCTCAAGACCACCACGGCGAGCGAGGTGACGACCTACGACTACGCGGCGTCGCTCGTGGCCGCGGCCGGCGACACGCCGGACGAGGTGACCAAGGCGAACCTGCTCGCGATGATGGCTGCCGTGCCGCAGCACAGTCGGGCTGGTGCCAAGTGGTACGTTTCGCCGTACTTCTTCGCGACCTGCATGCAGGCTCTCGACCTGAACCAAGGTGGTTCGGTCGGCCTGTCGCAGGGCCTCGGCCTCACGTTCCTCGGCTCGCCGGTCGTGTTCACCGACCAGCTTCCGGGCAGCGACGATGCCACCGGCAAGGTCATGGCCCTCTACGGCGATCTTGCTAACTCCTCGATCTACGGCACCCGTGCGGGTCTGGAGATCCAGAGCAGCGACCAGGTCAACTTCCTGTCCGATCAGACCGTCATCCGTGCGATCGCTCGGGTGGGAATTTCCCACCACACGATCGGCAGCTCGACGGTCGCCGGCCCGGTCATCGCCCTCCGTGGCGTCTGATCCAGCTTGACAGCAGTGCAATCCTGAACGGGCGGTTCTCACGCGAGAACCGCCCGTTCTCTTTTGGAGTTTGCCTGTGCTTATCAAGGTCGGCGGCACCGAGGTCGAGATCCGTGCGGAAGCGATTCTGTCTGGCCCGAGGTTCGGGCCGCTGGCCAACCTGTTCGGCTGGGCTCAAGCCCTGATGCCACTTGGCATCCGGCCCACGCTCGGCCAGGGTGCGTTCTGGAGCCAGGTGCTCACGCGGATGATGGAACAGTTCGTCGACCAGTGCGAGTACATCATCACGCTCGACTACGACACGTTCGTCTCCCGGCAGGACATCGAGCAGCTGTTCGCTATGGCTCTGGCGTTCCAGTGTGACGCACTCGCGCCGCTGCAGGTGAAACGGGAAGACGGGCGGCCGATGCTCACGCTCTTGGGCACGCTCGACAATCCGCCCGAGGGCGGTGCCAGCACCCTGCCGGCTACATGGTTTGCCGAGCCTGTGCAGCAAGTCGATAGCGCGCACTTCGGCTGCACGATCATCTCGACGGCAGCCCTCAAGCGAATGAAGAAGCCGTGGTTCTACGAACAGGCAGACCCACAGGGCAGCTACGGCGACGGCCGCGTGGACGCTGACATCGGGTTCTGGCGCACGTGGCGAGACTCTGGCAACAAGGTGTTCGTAACGCCTCGCGTGTCAATCGGGCACGGCGAGTACGTCGTGACCTGGCCGGGCCGGGATCTCGGCAAGCCTGTTTTTCAATACACGGGCGATTGGATGAAGGCGAACAAGGCACCCGAAACTGCATGGAGCGTAGGCCAATGACGAAACTGAAGTTTGTACGGTCGTGGCGTTCCTATTGCTCCGGCCAGACGGTCGACATACCCGGCGGCTTGGCCGCTGAACTGATCGCCCGGAAAGTTGCAGTCGAGGACAAGCAACAGCAGTTGATTGAAACCGCTGCTGTCGAAACGCCAGTTAAGACGGCCGACGCCACGCCACGCAGGAAACGCACGCGATGACGTACCGCAGCCTCACCAGATCGTCTCAGCCTGTCGTTGAGCCCGTGACCATCACGGATGCCAAGGCCCACCTGCGCGTCGACACGGACGCCGACAACACCTACATCATGGGTCTGGTGGCAGCAGCTCGAGCATGGGTCGAGGAGTATCTGGACCGCTCGCTGGTGCACACGCAGTGGACGATGAGGCTGGACGGATTCCCGCCGAACGGCCTCGACAACCTCGAGCTACCGAGGCCGCCGATGGCAACCGCCTCGGCCGTTTCCGCGGTAGCGATCACGTACACCACGGAGACCGGTGCTGTGGTCGTGTTTCCGTCGCACGAGTACCGGGTCGACCGGAACTCCACGCCGGGCGCAATCAGTCCGCTGTACGAGCAGGCGTGGCCAGTGCATCGCCGCGACGATAACTCCGTGACGATTACGTGGTGGGGAGGGTACGGCGAGGACGGCCGCAGCGTACCCACGCAGATCAAGCACGCGATGCTGCTGCTCGTGGCTCACTGGTACGACCGGCGCGAGTCTGTCTTGACCGGCACTGTGTCCAAGGAAATCGAGTTTGGCGTGAAGTCGCTGCTCGACTCATGTCGCTGGGGAACGTACCGATGAGCTCCACGTACACACAACTTCCCGGCCAGCTTGGCCTCTCGCTGCGGCGTGGCGACGAGCTCAGCACGGCCATCGACTTCTCGCCGACGACGATGACCGGCTACACGGTGTCGGCCGTCATCACGTCGCTCGTCACTGGAAACACGGTGACAGCATTCACGACCACGCTGACCAACGCAGCGGCCGGTATCGTGAACATTGCACTGACTGAGACGCAGACCACGGCTCTGCCGGTCGGCACCTACGGATGGCGTCTTGAGTGGGATG